AACTTTATTCGAGAATTCCTTAAAAAACGTGCTATTAAAGTTAATCAAGGGCAAAAGAATAAAGACTTTGAATCTTTGATTGACAAAGAATTAAGTATTTTAAACAGAGAATTCTTAGAAATGATTTCTAAGGTCCGTTTGTTAGTAACTGGAATAAGGACACTAGGTCCCAATTTGCAAAGCGTCTATGTCAGACACCTTTTTAGTTTATTTTATGTTTTTCGAAATATGTTTGTTAATGTTGATTTATCTAATAAAGAAGTGTTAATGGAGCTTTTGAAAAGTATAGAAGTGGATTCTTTATCAAAAGAGTTCAGAAATGAAGACTTCGAGAGAATTCTTCCAGAACTAGAAGAGGTATTAAAAAATCTCTTCTCAGGTGTTAAAGTGGATCCCTCAATGTTTAATTATCATTTAATTAATAAAGGAGATTTCCACGTATCCAATAAAAGTGGTCCTAATGGAGAAGGATGTATCAATAAGATACCTTTAGATCTTTTGGCTATAAATAATGATCCTAAGTTAAAATCTAGTATTTTAGAATGGTGTAAAAAACTCAAAATTGATGGAGTTAATACAATATTGGATGAAACTAATGATCCAGATATGATTATAAACATTGAAAGAAAATTTAATGTTAAGGCAAACGAATGTTCTCATTCTAAGATAGTCTTTGTACCAGACAAAGCAATGAAAACTAGAGTAGTTGCAGAAATAGATTGGTTAACTCAATCTTTACTTAAACCTATAGAAATACATTTAAGAAAGTTTATAGAAGGTAATCCCTATTTAGGAGGAGCTTATGATCAAGAAGACTCTTTTAGACGTGCCCAAAAATCAACTCTTAAAACAGGAGTTGCTGTTTGTGCTGACCTTAAAAGTGCTACAGACTTAATGCCAGTTAGACTTCAATCTATGATTTTAGAAAAATTTTTAGAAAAGCTCACTGGTATACCGGGCTTAGGTGAAATTTGGTTAGAAATTGTTTCTAACAGAGAGTTTCGTATTCAACATTTAGATAACAAGACTATCAAGTATTCAGTAGGTCAACCTATGGGAGCTAAATCTTCTTGGATATCCATGCATTTATGTCATTTTATTTTATTAGAGATAAGTAAAATTAGAGCAAGTAAAATTACTCCAGATATACCTATCGAATTTCAACTTGTTGGTGATGATTCAATCATGAACTCAAATCAACATTTCATTGAGTATAAAAATATACTAGAAAAATTAGGTATGGTTATATCAAGTGAAAAGACACTTAAGTCTGATACACAAGATGGGAAACCATTATTCTTTGAATATCTTAAGATATTAGGTTATAGAGAATCATCTTTTAAACCTTTCCCTTCATCATCGTTTGTTAATTTTATTAATAAGCCAGATTTACATATCTTCGAACTAACAAAAGCAGTTCTAGATCATAATATTCCTATAAATCTATCTCAGTTATTAGCATATGATGTACAAACTATAGATGATAGGAACTCAAGATTAATGCAAGATTCACCTAATAATAGAAAAATAGATACAAAATCTCTTATAACTAATTATATAGTTTGGTTGCTTGCAGATAGAAAAATTGGTGGATTAGGCCTTCCTAAGGAAACACTTGTAACACTTTTTGGTGATGAAATGTATTTTTATTTCTTCCAAATTTTCAGATATACCGAATTATCAGACACTAGTATGTGTCTTTACTTAAATAGAAGAATATTAGTCTTATTCGAACGATTGATTAGACAATCAGATGCAGATATAAATACTCTTACGGGAAACAGGAAGTTTGAAATACTTCTTAAAGGAACCATGAAAAAAATGGAACCCAATTACTTTGATATACATGGAAATATAGATTTTAATTCTTTTGATATCATCATTGATGATAGTAAAGCGTTTGTTAACTTTCCATTACTCCAATTGATATTCAAGATTATTTTTAAAAATAAAAAATTAATCTCAGAAAAAAAAGATAAGTTTCTTGAAAGTACAAAAGATATAGTTTTAAGAACTTCAAATAACTCCAATACTAATGCAGATGTTGCAAGGTTACAAGGAATTCTTAAAGAAACAAAAAAATTTAATCTTACAACTGTTGACTCATTTATTCCTAATCAAGAAAAAGATGAAGTTACTGTTAATGGATTAACTAGAGGTATTATTAACAATCTGATGAATGAAGATAATCGTC